AGGAAGCGTTTCTCTCCTTGGGCACGTAAAGATTCTATTGATTATATTGAGTTAGTTAAAGAGTATTATGGTTATAATGACGATAAAGCTCTACAGGCACTCAGAATTCTCACCAAGGATCAACTAGATCATATTACAAAAGCATTGAGTAAAGGTGGTAAACATGAGCGGTGAAATTGAAATTCAGTGGAAGCAAACTGATATGGTCGAAGTGGTTCTTGGTGAACCAGATGACTTTCTTAAGGTAAGGGAAACACTAACAAGGATTGGTGTTGCATCAAGAAAAGAAAAAAAGATTTATCAATCTTGCCACATTCTTCATAAGCAAGGAAGATATTTCATCGTACACTTCAAAGAGTTGTTTGCTCTTGATGGCAAGAACACTAATCTTTCATTGAATGATGTGCAACGTCGTAATCGTATTGTACAACTTTTAGTTGATTGGGGACTGGTTAATATCTCTACAGAAAGTCAGGAAAAAATTGCTGACTTAGCTCCTCTAAATCAAATTAAAGTTCTCTCCTTTAAGGAGAAAGGTGAATGGACGCTTGAGTCCAAATATAATATTGGTCGTAAGAAGCAAGAAGGCGAGTAAACCGTATACTTTTAATAAGGAAAACCGTTATTTAACTTTAAATGTTTATTGTTAAATAAGACTGTGATGCCTAACGGGTCACAGTAAACAGTCGCTTATTTAAGGACAATGGTAAACAATTATGCATGGCAACAACTTTCCCCATTTTCACTCGGGTTCGATGAAACATTCCACAGACTTGAATCTCTTGCGGGAGCAGGAACAAGCTACCCTCCTTACAATGTCATTAATGGATCTGGTGGTAGAACAATATTGGAGGTCGCTCTTGCTGGATTTTCAGAAGGGGATCTAGATGTAGAGACGGAACGAAACGTCTTAACAGTATCTGCTAAAAAAGCACCAGCAGATAAAGAAAGAAATTACGCACATAAAGGAATTTCATATAGAACGTTTTCACGTAACTGGCAGATGGCAGATGATGTAGAAGTCGAGACCGTAGAGTTTAATAATGGTCTATTGATAATCACATTAAAAAAAGAACTACCAGAAAAACAGCAACGTAAAAAACACTTCTAAATAAATCATATCGTCGCCGCGAGGAGCACCTGCCAACAAACAGGTTGACTCCTCCTTTTTTTGGTGGTATAATAAAATCAAACTCTTATAGCTATGGCAGTATCTATCGTTACATTAAAAACGGGAGATCGAATCATTACTGAGTTGAAAGAAATCTTTGATGAAGAAGGTGAAGACCGTAAAGGTGTTTGTCTTTTGATGGAAGATCCTTACATCTTAAACCTTGATGATGGTACTCCTCAATATCTAACTGAATCTCATGGTATGGAATACCAAGTCAGGTTTAGCAAGTGGAATCCTTACACTCCAGATTGGCAATTTAAAATTCCATATGATAGTGTGATGACAATTAGCACTCCTGAACCAGGATTGCAAAACGCATATGAAAATAAAATTAAAGAAAAGAAAGAAGGTGAAACTATTAATCCAGAGGTATTATGACTGAGCAAAAAATTCCCCCACTAAAAACTAATCACAGTATTCGTATTGTTACATTAGCAAACGGAGATCACATTCTTTGCATGTTTGGCGAAGTTCGTAGTGATGATGAAGATAAAAAAGTTGTTGGATATCGTATGCTATATCCATACAAATTGACTCTTGGGGAAGAGAGTGATGAAGGTACTATTCCCATCTCGTATGCACGTTGGTGTCCTTTCTCTCCAATTGAAGAACATCGTCTTGGAGGAGAACATATCATTAGTGTTGTTTTCCCTGACAATAACATTGTTGACAATTTTGCGGGTAGACTTCGTGAAGTGGGATTAACAGATGCACAAATTTTCTTCCCAGAGGAGGCACCAAATGGAACTGAAAGCGAACCTGCTGAAGCTAGCGAATGAGTGGATCATTGCTCAAGTGGAACCAGTTGAGGGGGACACTTTATCAGGTGACCCTGATGTGTGGTTAATCAAACCTTATCTGGTAGACTGTGAAGGTCAACTAACTCCTTGGGCAACCCACTCATCGGAGACTGAGTTTAATGTTAGATCTTCTGACATTACTGTTGTGACTAATCCAAGCAAGGTACTTCTTGCTCGTTATATTGAATGTCTTGAATGAATTTTTACACTAGTGTTGAGCAAGCAGGCAATCGTCTGCTTGTCCGTGGTTATGAGAATGGCAATCGTTACAGCGTGAGGGTTCCTTTCAACCCTACGCTGTATTTGCCTAGTAAAAATTATTCAGAGTGGCGTACACTAGAAGGAGATTGTGTAGAACCACATAAGTTTGGTTCTATCACTGAAGCGAGAGATTTTATAAAACAGTATAAGGAGGTAGAGGAATTTAAAATATATGGTAACTCTAGATTTTTGTATCAATACATAGCTGAGCAGCATCCTGAAGAGGAACTCAAGTTTGATAGTACAAAAATCCGTGTATTTACCATTGATATTGAAACCGCTGCAGAAAACGGATTTCCCAATATCGAAACTGCCGATCAAGAAATCCTTGCCATATCCATCAAGGATAGTTTCACTGGTCGAATTATTGTGTTCGGAGCACGTCCATACAATAACAAAGACCCCATGGTGGACTACATGCATTTCCGATCAGAAGAAGGTATGTTGGGCGCATTCCTTGAATACTGGCAGGAGAATTTTCCAGATGTAATTACTGGATGGAACGTGCAGTTGTTTGATATGCCTTACATATGTAATCGTATCGAACGTATTCTTGGTGATAAGTTTGTAAAGCTATTGTCTCCTTGGAAACTTGTTTCTCAGCGTGAGATTTATATTAAAGGTAGAAAACAATTAGCAGTTGACACTCTTGGAATTTCTACTCTAGACTATCTTGAGTTGTATAAGAAGTTTACTTATACTAACCAAGAATCGTATCGTCTAGATCATATTGCTTTTGTTGAACTTGGATCTAAGAAACTAGATCACTCAGAGTTTGATACATTCAAAGAGTTCTATGAGAACGACTGGCAGAAATTTATTGATTACAACATCCATGACGTTCGTCTGGTAGATCAACTAGATGATAAGATGAAGTTGATTGAACTTGCATATACCATGGCATATGATGCTAAGGTAAACTACGAGGATGTATTCTCGCAGGTTCGTATGTGGGACAACTACATTTACTGTGAACTTCTTAGGCGTAAGATTGCAATCCCTCCTAAGACACAAAACGATAAATCTGAGAAGTATGCGGGGGCATATGTTAAAGAACCGAAGCCTGGATTCTATGATTGGGTGGTCTCTTTTGACCTTAATAGCCTGTATCCTCATCTTATTATGCAGTACAACATCTCACCTGAAACCCTCAAGGATAAACGACATCCAGAAGCTACAGTTGATAAAATACTTCGTAAGGAGATAAGCATCGACGGTGAGTATGCTGTTTGTGCAAATGGTGCTCAGTATAGTAAAGATAAGCACGGGTTTTTGCCACAGATGATGAAGAAGATGTACGATAGTCGTGTTATCTTTAAGAAGAAGATGATCAAGGCAAAGCAACAGTATGAGAAAACTCCCACTGTTGAACTCATGAAAGAGATTGCTCGCTGTAATAATATTCAGATGGCAAAGAAGATTTCTTTGAACTCTGCTTATGGTGCTATCGGTAATGAACACTTCCGATACTATCGTCTAGCAAATGCTGAGGCTATTACTCTATCTGGTCAGGTATCAATTCGTTGGATTGAAAACCGTATGAACGGATACCTAAATAAACTACTCTCCACTGAAAAGGAGGATTATGTCATTGCATCCGACACTGACTCAATCTATCTTAATCTCGGACCTCTTGTTACTAAATTTCTTAGTCATAAGTCTGGTGATAAAGCAGCAGTTGTTGGTTTACTTGACAAGATCTGCGAAGAAAAACTGGAACCTTTTATCGAACGTTCATATCAAGAACTTGCGTCGTATGTATCGGCGTATGAACAAAAGATGAGTATGAAGCGTGAGAACATCGCTGATCGTGGTATCTGGACTGCAAAGAAGCGTTACATTCTCAACGTTTGGGACAGTGAGGGGGTTAGATATAAAGAACCCAAGATGAAGATCATGGGTCTTGAAACCGCTAGGTCATCGACACCAGCGTATTTTAGAGACAAGTTATATGCAGCGTTTAAGATTATTATCGGCAACACAAATGATGAACTTATCACTTTCATCAATGTTGTGCGAACAGAAACGAGGGAACGTCCCTACGAAGAAGTTGCCTTTCCCAGAGGAGTTAACAACCTTGCCAAGTACCGTCACCCTACGGAGATCTATTCCAAAGGAACCCCAATCCATGTGAGGGGTGCTCTCCTGTACAATCATTATGTGAAAAAACATAAGGTAGAAAACAAACATGCCTTGATACAGGAAGGTGAGAAGATCAAGTTCATGTACCTTAAGACACCAAACCCACTCCATGAGAATGCTATTAGCTTCTTTGGTGAGTTGCCGAAGGAGTTTGGTATTGAGAAGTATGTGGATTATCAAACACAATTTGAAAAGAGTTTCTTGGAACCTTTGAAGAATGTGCTACAATGCATAGGATGGAAGCATGAAAAGACTATTAGCATTGGGAGTTTCTTTGAATGAGTAAGAAAATCTTTGTTGTGACATGGACTAACCATCTTGTCGGACAAGTAGGACCAGAGGACATTAAGTGCTTTGAGAACTACGATACTGCTCGTGCGTTTGCAAAACTCATGAGCAATAATTATACTTATGTAAACTTTTACGAGGATGAAGCAACACAATGGGATTCTTAAATTCTGTAATTAAAGATAGTGGCAATGAATTTGCTGGTTTGGTTAGTGAAGGAGTCGCTGCTGGCGACATTACTGATTATGTCGATACTGGCAGTTATATTTTTAACGCCTTGGTTAGTGGTTCGCTTTTTGGAGGTTTGCCTTCAAACAAAGTCACCGCTCTTGCAGGAGAATCAAGCACTGGGAAAACTTTTTTTGCTCTTAGTGTCGTTCGTAATTTCCTTCGTGATAATCCTACAGGCGGCGTCATTTATTTTGAAACTGAATCCGCCATTTCCCGTGACATGATTGAGTCGCGTGGTATTGATTCCCAACGTATGGTTTTGTTTCCTGTCTCAACCATTGAAGAGTTCAGGACTCAAGCTTGTCGTATCGTTGACAAGTATATGAAAGAACCTAAAGACAAACGTGAACCTATGATGTTTGTGTTAGATTCTTTAGGTATGCTTTCAACTAACAAGGAGATGGAAGACGTTGCTAATGATAAGCAAGTTCGTGACATGACAAAGAGTCAGTTGATCAAGGGTGCCTTTCGTGTGCTGACACTTAAACTGGGTCAAGCACAGGTGCCTATGATCGTTACCAACCATACATATGATGTGATCGGTTCCTATGTTCCTACTAAGGAGATGGGTGGCGGCACAGGTCTTAAGTACGCTGCATCTACTATCATCTATCTTGGTAAGAAGAAAGAGAAAGATGGTACTGAATTGGTAGGTAACATTATCAAGTGTGAAGCAAAGAAGTCACGTTTAACTAAGGAGGGCAGTAAGATTGAGACACGTCTATTTTTTGACGACCGTGGACTTGACAAGTATTACGGGTTATTGGAGTTGGGTGAACAATACGGAGTCTTCCAGCGGGTTGGCAATCGTATTAAGGTTGGTGAATCTTCTGTTTATCCTAAATCTATTCTCTCGAATCCTGAGAAGTACTTCACTGAAGAAGTGATGGCAAAATTAGAAGAGGCAGCTAAACAAGAATTCACCTATGGCAATTGACAAGCTGTCTACAGGGGGTTGCACGACCCCCTTTTTCATTGTATAGTATGTCTATCAACCATCGAGGATTACCCATGGATCTCACAACATTCAAGCAAAAATTTGATGCGATCAAAGAACGTGGTTACATCAAATCCCATCGCAAAGGTAACACAGGTGTGGGACACACTCTTGAACAAGAACTAGGACTGACTGAGAACTGTATTTCTGGTCCTGACCTTGAGGGTAATGAACTTAAAGCAGCACGTAAAGGCGCTGGTGGTAAACAGACATTGTTTACTAAAGAGGGTGATTGGGTTGTACCCCAGAGAGATTATATTGAAACATATGGTTTCCCTCACACCACAAAAATTGGTGAGTTGAGTGGACAATCTACTGTAACTAAAAACGTTAATAAGCGTGGTCTTCAGATCGTGACTACTGATGACTACTGTGCTATCTGTCATGACAATGTTATTATTGTTATGTGGGATTGGGACACATTGATTGATCAGTTTGCTAAGAAGTTTCCTGCATGTGTGAAAGTATTTGCTGACGTTGAGAAACGTGACGGTGTAGAATACTTCCACTACAATGAAGCATATCGTTTCATTGGTACTGACAAGAACTTGTTTCGCACTGCAATCGAGAATGATATGATTGCTATTGATATTCGTATGCGTACACAGAAGATGATTGGTAAATCTCTTCGTAATCGTGGTACTGCATTCCGTATGAATCATGGTAAAATGGAAGAACTATTTGTTAAGGAGATCATCAATTGAAGGATACTATTCTCTACGGTGACTGTCGCGAAACTCTTAAAGAGTTTGATAGTAAAGCTAGAATGTGTGTTACCTCACCACCTTACTATGGTCTACGTAACTATGGTGGTGAAGAAGATCAGATTGGTCTGGAACAAACACCAGAAGAATATGTTGACAATCTTGTAAAGGTTTTTCGTGAGGTAAGAAATTGTCTTACTGATGATGGAACATGCTGGGTTAATCTTGGTGATAGTTATTACAACTATAGACCAGGTAAAGGTCAAGCTATTCATAAACAATCAGTATCTAAAACTAACCAAGATTTACCTAGCACATGTGCCAGACGAGGTAACAAACTAGAAGGTCTTAAAGAAAAAGATCTTATTGGTATTCCTTGGATGTTTGCTTTTGCCATGAGAGCAGACGGATGGTATCTAAGACAAGATATTATTTGGAATAAACCTAATCCAATGCCAGAGAGTGTGAGAGATAGATGCACTAAATCTCACGAGTATATTTTCTTGTTTAGTAAAAGTCAAAATTATTATTTTGATGTTAATGCTATCAAAGAATCAACTGTGGATGGTAAGGGGTTGAAGCGTAAGAAAACTGTATGGGAAATTAAAACTAAACCATACAAGGGAGCACACTTTGCTGTGTATCCACCAGAGTTAATTGAACCATGTATTAAAGCTGGTAGTGAAGAAGGTGATCTTGTATTGGATCCATTTATGGGATCTGGTACTACTGCCTTAGTTGCCAAATCATTACAAAGACATTATTTGGGTTGCGAATTACATGAAGACTATGGTAAACTAATTCAAACAAGGTTAAGTGAAAAATCCTTTGCTAGGTTAAATTTTAATGATTGAACGGATTGAAGAAACTATCCTAAGAAACCTCCTACATAACGAGGAGTATTATCGAAAGGTAGTCCCATTTCTCAAAGCAGAATACTACGAGAACTATCATGAGAAGATTATCTTTGAGGAGATTGCCGAGTTTTCTTCTAAGTACGACAAAGTTCCTACTAAAGAAATCCTTACGATTAATCTCCAGAATCGTAATGACCTTACTGACGAATCGTTTCAAAGTTCGGTACAGACGGTATCCTCCCTATCAGACGACTGGGTTGACTACGACTGGCTCCTTGACGCAACCGAAAAGTGGTGTCAAGACAGAGCAATCTATCTCGCCCTTATGTCCTCGATCAAGATCGCAGATGGAGGCGATAAAAAACTTTCGAGAGATGCGATACCCTCCATACTCCAAGAAGCCTTGGCGGTATCGTTCGACGAACACATAGGACACGACTATATTGAACAAGCAACAGACAGATATGAATTCTACCATCGCAAAGAAGAGAAGGTTCCCTTTGATCTTGAAAAGTTTAACTTTATCACGAAAGGTGGTATCTCTAACAAGACTCTCAATGTCGCTCTTGCTGGTACAGGTGTCGGGAAGTCTCTATTCATGTGCCATGCAGCTGGTGCCGCTCTCTCACAGGGGTACAACGTTCTCTACATTACATGTGAAATGGCAGAGGAAAAAATTGCTGAACGAATTGACGCAAACCTTTTAAACGTTGCTGTAAAAGATATTACAGAATTACCTGAGGTTCTTTTTACTAGTAAGGTAAATGAGATTGCTAGGAAAACTCAGGGCAAACTTATTATTAAGGAGTACCCAACAGCGTCTGCACATGTCGGACATTTTAAAGGACTTCTAAGCGATCTCAGATTAAAAAAAGATTTTAAACCAGATCTTATATTCATTGATTATTTAAATATATGTGCAAGCGTGAGGTACAAAGGTGCCGTTGTTAACTCGTATACCTATGTTAAGGCGATTGCTGAGGAGCTTCGGGGTCTTGCTGTGGAAGCTAACGTCCCTATTGTTAGTGCTACTCAGACCACTCGTTCTGGTTTTGGCAATAGCGATCCAGATCTTACCGATACTTCTGAGTCTTTTGGTCTTCCTGCCACTGCTGATTTTATGTTTGCCCTTATCTCTACTGAGGAGTTGGAACAACAAGGTCGCATCATGGTCAAACAACTTAAAAACAGATACTCAGACATCGTTACCTCACGAAAATTCATGGTGGGAATTGACAGATCGAAGATGAGGCTGTATGATGTTGCTGATGATGCCTCAGCTATTGGCATCAGTGAAGAAGCTCCTGGTGAGGACTTCCAGCAATTTGCTGACACACAATCTAGACTATCTAAATTTGCCGAGTGGAACGTATGACTATTAATTTTGAACGCTATGAAGAGTTTGTATCAGCAGTTACTTCAGAAGCTTCTACAAACTTTGTTGATTTCGCTGACCGTATTGGTGATCTGGATCGACAAGGTGCCAATATTGAGAGACTTCTTACTGCTGGGGTTGGAATTAATGCTGAGGGTGGTGAGTTCCTTGAGATCATTAAAAAAATGGTCTTCCAAGGAAAACCGTGGAACGAAGATAATCGTGAGCATCTCATTATTGAGTTGGGTGACGTTATGTGGTATGTTGCTCAAGCTACAATGGCACTTGATATATCCTTCGATGAAGTAATCGAAACCAATGTCAATAAACTGAAGAAGCGTTATCCTGGTGGTGAGTTCAATGTTCACAACTCAGAAGTTCGTGCCGCTGGCGATAGGTAATGCTAACACTTTGGATCCATACGGTAGCATTCTTTCAAGTGGTTGTGATGAATTGTATCCAACCAGTTAACTGGCAATACTGCTATCGTGTTGACCAGTGGTTGTTACCAGAACTCCATGAAGGATATAAAATATGGACAGGTGAATCACACCCTTACCAAAATGAAAAAGAATATCTCAAAGACCTCTCATCTAAATAGTTAGACGGGAGGTTTTTTCATATGAAAGCAGGAGATTTTTTCAGAAATGGTGGAAGGTATCTTGATCGTATGGATACCTTATTTGATAAAGCTTTAAGACGTAATGGAAAAGAAAATCTTTTCTCAACAGACATTGGTGTTGTTGAGGTAGCAGGATTTACAGTCACTCGTAAAAATGCAGGTAAGTATGTAACTTCACCCTTTCAAGATTTTCATAGTATCAAAGGAAATGCTGGTAAAGAAAATTCTGCAAAGATGCTTTTTGATGCTGTGTGTAGAGAAGGTCTTCGTGGTAAAAATAATATTGAATTTACATGCAATTTTCCTACAGGAAAAAATGTGTCTCGTGCTGTAAGTAGTGTTGATATTTACTTAGACTTAGAAGACTTTACAAAAACTGGTGAGTTTGGTGGACAAATCAAAGGTGGTAAAAAAATTAATATGGGTAATGTTTATGAAGATGATCTTACTCAATCCTTAATTGATTATTGTTCTGGTAAAAAACCTAAAAAATATCCAGATCATGTCAATATGATTATTGATGCCATGGTCAAAAAATTTGGAGAAGGACCTACCTTCGCAAAAGGTGAGGGTGAAAAGAATCAAAAACGTCCTCTTAAAAAGAAAGGAAGTAATATTGTTATCTCTGCTGGTGGTGCAACTACAAATGATATCGGAAAGACAATCACAGATATTACACTGACAGTTGCTGACAAACCAGTATACATTTCAGTAAAGTTTGGAAGCACATTATCTTTCTTTAACTGTGGTGTACGTAGTAGTGGTAAAGATAATCTAGCATTATTTCCAGAAGCAAAATTAAAACTGGGTGAAGTACCTGATGATGGTCAAGAATTTCTAGAAATGTTTGGTATAGATCAACAAAAATTTTTAGATGTATTTGCTAACTACGGAACTAAAAGTGGTCCTACAGTAGAAAATCATGTTGATGATACTAAACTATCAGTTTCTGGTAAGGCAGCATTACAGGATATGATTAAGAGTGGGGTTGGTTATGGATATTGGATGGCGCACTATACAGGATCTCATTTAGAATTTTATGAGATCGATGAAGACTATATGAACAAAGCTGCTTCTCTTGTTAGTAATACCGTTGAAATTAATTATGGTGGTGCTACTGGTAAAGGTAAACGTATTGATATGTTATTTGAAACTAAATCATATAATTTCAAATTTAATATTAGAAACAAACAAGGTGGAGTTTATCCTACACATACCAATGGAGATTATTATAAGAAGTAATGTCAAACATTAAACAGCTAAAACATTTAGAACATCTAGAAGATGAAATGCTCAACTATGGAGTTGAGGGTTGTAAAGCTGCTGTGTCTTTTTTAAAAGAACTTAAGAAAATGTTGGGTCATCAAGAGAGTGGTGGTTTTATGCAAACAAAATGGGATGGTGCTCCTTCAGTTATTTGTGGCACAGATCCTCAGACAGGAATGTTTTTTGTTGGCACTAAATCTGTATTTGCAAAGACTGCTCCTAAACTTTGCTATAGTGAAGAACAGATTGATGGGTGGTATGAGGGTGACCTAGCAGAAAAATTAAAATTCTCTCTTCGTTATTTTTCTACTTTGGGTATTGAAGGTGTGGTACAAGGTGATCTTTTATTTACTTCTGATATTAAAAGGGAACGAATTGATGGGGAGGATTTATATACATTCAGACCAAATACTATTACCTATGGTATTCCAGTAGATCATCCTATTGGTAAGGCAGCAGGTATTGCAAAAGTTGGTGTAGTATTTCATACTCATTATACTGGAGACGTAGTTGCTGACATGCAAGCAAGAGCTGGTGCAAAAGTAAAAGGATCTGCCGAAGCTTTAGTAGTTCAAAATGATACACCAATGCATAGAGTTGGTTTTTCTCGTGCAGAAATGAGTGAGTTTGATCGTTATATTTCAAAGATCGAACGCATGTGTGGTATCTGTGGTCCTTTCCTTGATGAATTAGTTACCAAGACAGGTACTACTGGTGATGCTAAATTCCACATCGCATCTTATCTAAAGCAGTTCTTTAACAATGAGATTAAGAATGCTCGTAGTATCGGCAAAATTGATGAGGCGATGTATGACATGTTGAACTTCTACGAAGAGAAAACAAGTAAAGAACTTGCCAAGATCAAGACAGTTGCAAACCTGACTAAGAAGAGAGCTCTTGTATATGGTAGTCAGAATTATGTTGTGGATAATGTATACAAGTTCAAAGCAATGCTAACACTGTACAAAGAATTGCAAGCAGTGAAGCAAATGGTTATAGATAAACTTGACCACCTAGAAGAGTTCAGGACTTTTGTCCAGACAGAGAAAGGATATAAGGTCACAACTCCTGAAGGATATGTTCTGCATAAGGATGGCAGTATGATTAAGTTTGTTAACCGTATGGAGTTTGCATACAACAACTTTACTCTTCAGAAGCAATGGCGTTAAATTGTAACAAGTGCTATTTTACATTTGGTAGGTTTCAACCACCTACTACAGGACACAAAGAAAACTTTGCTGGCGTAAAAGCAGCTGCAGGGTTACACGATTATCGTATCTACATTTCACAGACTGTAGATACAAAAGGTAGCAATCCATTGCCGCCAGATCGTAAAAAGTTTTATATGGATAAGATGTTTCCTGAACATAAAGGTAAAATTTATAGTGGTCCTAGAGATCCAGTTAAAATTTTACAGGACATTATGCTTGCAGGATACAATGAAGTTATATTCCTTGTAGGTTCTGACAGAGTTGCTGCCATGCAGTTCCTCCATAAATATAATGGTAAAGATTTCTCATTCCGTAAAATTGATATCCAATCTTCTGGAAGTAGAGACGCTGATGGTGATACCTTTGCCATTTCTGGAACTAAGATGAGACGTGCAGCACATGCTGGTGACTTTGATACATTCAGAAAGGGTATTCCTAGAGCATTAAATGATCGTGATTGTCGTGCTCTTATGGCAGAGATTGCAATGGCACTACCTAAGAATTTTAAATGAAAGATTTTAAGAAGCTGCGTGAAGAAGCACTCCGTCAACAACAACGACAGGATGAAGTTTTCAAAGAAGGTGACATTGTTATGTCATCACGTACAGGAGACAAAGGACACATTCATAGAGCAGGTGGTAACTATGCCATCATTATTTCTGAAGAAGGAAATATGTTCCGTGAATGGATAAAGAACATTAGATCTATAAATAATACGAGAAGAACCTCCCTTTAAGAAATGAAGAAGCCAGATCCTATTAATAAAGTAAGACACAGTGA